GTTGCCGCAATTTACGCAACCGAAGTGATCCAAATATTCCGCCGGACAACGAACAACCCGCACCCCGTCGGCGATTGCGTTTTTGCCATTTTTCCAAAATGATTTTTTAACGACAGTAACAACCGGCGCAATTTTATCTTTCATAATTTTCACGGCTTCGGCGAGTGTATCGGCAGAATAGTTTATGGTCGTTTTATTCGGGGCTAATTTATGCGCCCAATATAACGGGTGGAAATGTGAATAGGTAAAGCTTTCCCCGCGGCGGGGCTTGGCATTAAGCACGGCGTCCAAATATTCAAAATCTATTTGACCGGCACCGCACCCGCGCCCGCTATCATTTAGTTTGCAATCAGCCGGACAAGTTCCAAAATTGTTAGCCTTGCCCGCCCTATATGTAACGGCCAAACCCGACGTTTTATTGGCGGTTGAATTTTTAACAGTTTTAAGCATTTTTCTAATTTCCCGTAGTTGAATGCGATTTGTCCCATATATAGAAAAAACAAAGCCCCGTCAATATATATCGACGGGGCCTAGTATTTTTTAAAATTTTATCGACGGCGGCGGCTTACATATCGCGTTCGCTTTTGGGTGTGTTTTTCCCAGTCCGGACCGTATAGCAACCGGCCAATAATAGAAAATATAAACATTAGTTCGCAATCCCCTCTTTCGCGTATCCGATACAACATTCACAGACTATGTCCCCCTTGATATTTTCAACTAACGGGCAACTCTCATCATTTTCTTCACCGCAGTAATCACAAGCATATTCTTCAGTCATTGGTTTGATCCCCCGTGCTAGTTTTCAATAGTGTCCTCTAAATAATCACAACCATTTTCAAAACAGCCGGTGGCGGCTTCAAATAATTCCTGATTATCCATTCCAGATAAACGCCGGTCTAATCCCTCTCGCAACATTTCCGGCGTTATATCGGACCCGTTTAACTCGTCATGGTCTACAGAAAAAGACAAGGTTAAAACGCTGTTATATTTTTTCATGCCAACACCCACTTTTCGCGCTTTGCATAAATAACCTGCAACAAATCTCGCATCCGCTGAATTTTATCAGCATCTGCTTTTTCAAGACCATTTGTACAATTAATCGGGCTAAGAATACCTGTATGAGAGTAAACGCCCTCACCGGTTGCTTTAGCATCACAAACGCTAAAAATTTCTTCTAGGTCTTGTATGGCCTCCATGACATTACATAGCCTCATTTTATCAGAGGCAATCAGCACTTCCTTTTTCATCGTTCATAACTCCCGTAGTAATTAACGATGATCCTACATATAGGATTATGTGGGACAAATCAAGTCAAAAAGCACGTCCCAGTTAAATTTGCCTTTTTGATGGTGTATCGGCTCAACGGATTGCAGGCCGTCCATTTTTAAATCAACCGCCGCACTGGCTGGATACAAAAACATTTCCGGCTCATCTGTCGGCTTGTTCTGCTTCTTAATCAATATCCACGACGGGCTATGTTGATGACGGGACAACCACGCCACTTGTGACGGCTGTAAGGTAACGCCATTGCTTGTCAAAAATTTAAGCTCCACAAAATGAAACACACCAAACTCGTCACATATAAGCAAGTCTGGTATTCCGGCTCCCACATAATTCTCAATCCGCGTCAGCAGTAACTTTCGGCTCGACCTCTGCGCCGCTTCCTTTATCTGCTTGTAAAAGCCGCTTTCGCGCTTTGTTGCGATTGCTGGGGTTTTCATCTTCCGGCGTGACGTTGATTGTGACTGGGGCATAGCTTTGCTTGAGTTCCTCTAACGCTTTCAGAACATCTTCTTTGCTCATACTGTCGATAGAGCCATGACGGATTTCTGATTTGTTGACGTATATGTCCCCCTGCGCTTGTCCCCTTCGATACTCAGCCTGCACGGCGGCACTATATGCGCCATTCTGCAAAGCCAAATCACGTATGTTCTGCAAATCCCTGACGTGCCGGTGAAACGTGATACCATACTTTTCGTCAAGTTCCCGCCGATACGATTGTATGGCCGCCACGACGTGTGGCGATATATGCGGGTTCGTCAGTTCATAAGCCCTGCTATGTGCAGACGTTACAGCGTACCCAGCATTTATGGCCGCCTCGCGTAACGTAATCTGCCCGTCTTTACTAACCAGTTCTTTTACAAAAAGTTCCTGCTTACGGGTCAAGGGCTGATCCACGCCAGCCGGTGGTCTGCCCCTACGTTCTCTAGGTTTACCTGTTATCTTACCCGCCGCCACTCTTGCCATAATACCACCGTTAAAAAGGTCACGTTCAGATATTAGTAACGCAGAACACTATATAGAGCAAAAAATATTTTTTATAAAAACCAAAATTTCAGCCAATAAGGCCGTTTTTGAGGTAACACTATGAAAAAAAGGTGTTACCCTATTAGTGTTACCTTTTTTGTTATATATTACAGTAAGTAACATACAAAGGTAACGCGGTAACACCGGTAACACCTACTTTTACTAAAAAATATTTTTTTATTTTTTGAGCCTATATAGAGTTACTGTTACTAAAAAAGCGCGACCCGCGGGCCGCGCTCTCTAAGCTATTGTTCTTGTTGATGTTTCACCCATTGCTGGTGTGATCTATCAAAGTAACGCAACCATGTTTCAATAAACTCAAGGTGTGTACACCTCTCATCTTTTGACGGTTTGATGCTGTTTTTGCGGACTTCAAAGAAGCCGACCGGCACCATTTTGTCTGCGCTTTCTGAAGCGTAGGACAAGCCGCCCATGTCTGTTACATGGCTGGTTTCGTCAGGACCGTACCAGACGGAGACGAAATGCGGGTACGAGCTACCGTTATAGTTCGCCGCTTTGCGGGCCGCGGTCAGTGGGTCAAGAGCCTTGGCCCACGAGCCGTAGTGTCCGGCGGTTGAAGCGATATAGGTGAAGCCGTTGGGCAACACCCAGTCTTTTGCACAAGCAGTCATACTGACCTCCCGTAAAAATTAACAATGTGAAACAGCGCACCCCGCCCATCGGGGCAAGCACAATCATTTCTGATTGTTCTTATACTATAGCATATTATCCCATACTTGTCAAGCATAAATTTTTAAAAGTTTTATGTGTCGTTAACCAAGTTTAAGTTAACATCCCATAATCGCCCATAGAAGCCCATACACGGGCTTTAGGTGTTTTCCGGTGGTTTACTACCCTCGACCGGCCAACGGCGTTTTTGGCTTCCACCAACGATTACAGAGCATCTGCGACATAGTGTCGCACCCCTCTATACAGGTATGGGATTTTATGATAGACTCTCATACAAGGCTAAAAATATATTTTAGTCTTTAGATGTTTCACGTGAAACATCCGCTGTTTAAAATCGTTAACTACTACGGGAGTATTGTTATGCCTTCAATTGTCGAAGTTCCTGAAGAGCAGGCTAAAGTTGGAGTAATTTGGATCTGTCTTAATTCGGTGGACTTTACTGGGAACGACGAGGCTGTAAAAGAGCATCGCCGTTTGCTTCTGGCATATCGTAAGAAGATTGCGAAGATCAACGACATTGAAATTTCGCAGGTTGAAAGCGAAATGCTGGATTATTACGAGTAGCTACGGGAGAAAGCTATGGGAAAAAAAGATCCTATGGGTTTTTTGGACGAAATGCTTGGGCCGTTGATCCAGCCACCCAAGCCGGTCAAGAAACCAAAACCAAAGCCTGTTAAAAAACCAAAGTAAAAATTAGGGCGGCCATGTGCCGCCCTTCTTGACAACATAGTGTCAATTTATTGACAAAATTTTTTATGCCCGTCACGTCTTTAATAAGAACTAATGGGTTATAATGGGACATGAAGTTAGTCAAGAAAGGTAAAGCCATGCTTAAAATTGAACAAGAACAGTATTACAAAATTCCTGAAAATGAAGATGCTTTTTTAGAAGAGGATTCGCGTTACATCAGGAAATTTTTTGCTAACGTCGCGCAACAGGCTAATGCAATGCCCGACCAAGTTGACGACCCAAAGTACAAAAAAGCCTATCATAGGTTTATAGAGAACAAGTTTTTGTTGGACGACCTAGACTTGTTACAAGATAGAGTTTCTTCCGGCTTGCACGATCAATGTGTACAAACAGAAAAAACATTAGAGTCCATGAAAAGCATGACGGAGCCTGCTGGTCTTATAGCAGATCCGGATGTTGTCAAAAAAGCTCTAGCAGATGTTGTGAACAATATTCGGGAGCAACAATCTACATTGAATAAAATGTTTGCTTGGATAAAAACTGCTTAAACAGAAAAACCCCCAGCCGCGAAGCTGGGGGTTTTTTTAATGCGTCGTTTCCGCGTTTTCGTTTTCGTACTCGACCGCGGCGCGGGCTCCGTTGGCCATGCACGACGTAATCATGCCAATGGCCGTCGTCGAGTCCGGCGAGGATATTATAAGCCGGAAGATAATCGCGGTCAGTGCGCCGCCCATGACTGCGCCTGCGCCGTGGCCATCCTTGCCCATTTCATCCAGCAGGTCTTCGACCCGTTGACCGGCCTCATCAAAGCTATCGGTGCTATCCACGTTGTATCCTTTCCCAAGCGGCTTGAACTTCACACGCCCGCTTTACAGCTTCGGGGCTGAACTGCCCTTCAGATGCAATACGGGAAGCGTACAAGCTTACTACCTGATTGATGTTTTGGACGGCCGTCGGCCAGTCCATGTCTCTCGACATTTCCAAAATTTCTTTCTTTCGATCCATGAAGCATCTCCCGTGGTGCCCATACGTTAAGCCAGCAATCAGAACATAAGAACCGGCCACCATCTTTTGCGGCGGCCGGTTCGTTACAGTTGTTACAACGTGTGATCTTCAGCATTGTCTTCGACCTTTTCTGCTTCCCCATACAGGATACACTCAGGGCAAGCAGTTTTAAAGAACTCACACTCTTCGCAACCCTCGACGGGTAAGTACTCAACAGTCATTGCGGCTTCTCCGGTCTTTCCTGACCCGTATCCGGCATCCAGTGCGTTACATCATCCGTCAGCCAGCCGGTGTCATTTCCGAATACGTCATGCACCCATACTTTTGCATCAGGGGCTTTACCATTCTCAACCACACCGGTAGTGCCGTCAATTTTTTCATACGGCCAGCCTTCAAAGTAGCTACCGTCATCATTACGAGCGACATCAATCTCCTCACTACGCTCATAAACACCGCGGTCAAGAACCGTAAAGTCAAAAGCATCGTGATGAAAGAAGTACCAGACCTTTTGCCCGTCTTCGGGTCTTTGGTCACCGATAAAGATCCATTCACTCATTCTCAATCCCCCATGTTAAACAAGGTGCCGACTCTTTCTGCCCTTTCAATCAGCTTGTGCATATCGGAGACCCAGATAGCTTCTGCACCTTCATACTGCATTTCAGTTCCGATTTGATATGCAATCGCCTTTAGCTCTTTAACAGCCGTTATCATCTCTGGCTGTTGAGTTTCCATTTCTTGAATGAGAGCCCCGCGGTCCGCGGTTTCCTTTGCCCGCTTCTTTTCCCAATATTCACAACGCTCCTCATGCGTCATGTTTTCAAAGTTTTTCTGTCTACCCATTGTTTACCTCCGTAGTACATAAGATAACTCCTATATAGTACAGTGACAACATATTGTCAAGCCCCAACTGCTTGGTCTTTATCATTACGCAGAATACGGACAATATCTTCGATTGGCGTCATGTCGAGCCCGATATGTTCAGCGGACCCACGGAAGCGGTTTAGCCACGCGGCCAGTGCTACGCCAGCCTGCCGCCGTAGTTCCTCTTGCGACGTTTCGTCGTCGGGGTCAAAGGGTTCGTAACCACCGCCCTCTTTACGTTTAGCTACCGGCGATATGTATGCCGGATACTCAGCGACCTTGATTGACACGACCTCACTTTGCTGGACCTCTTCCTGCTTAACCACGATCCGTAGTCCGCTGGCCAGTTGCCGTGCCAAATCCAGTTTGGCTTGCCACAATAGTTCTTCATCCCTGCCATGAAAAGTTTCATACAGTTCATGTTCAGGGTGGTCCAAGAGCCACGTGACAAATTCATCAGGCACGAACATATTCTTTCCGGTATCTGCGAGATACCCCAGAATAATTCTTTGCCTAGTTTTTCTTGCAAAGTTACCCACTTACTCCTCCTTTTAAAAGTTAACCGCCATGCCAAGTCTCACCGCACCACGTCATACAAAAACAGACCCAACCCTGCCAAAACCGCCGTAACTTGCCCAACCGAACCTTACGCGACCCAACCGAAACGCACCATGACCGCCTTGCCTTAACTATCCGAAATACGCCGAAACACAACTCGCTGGACCCTACCTCA